TTACCAAAGGGGGTATCCCTAACAAAACTCTTAATATCGCACTTGCTGGTACGGGTGTCGGCAAATCTTTATTCATGTGCCATGTTGCTAGCTCCGTGTTGCTCCAAGGACGGAACGTATTGTACATTACGCTTGAGATGGCAGAAGAGAAAATTGCTGAACGAATTGATGCAAATCTTTTAAATGTAAATATCAGAGATATTGAAACATTACCAAAAATGATGTTTGATACAAAAGTGAATAGTATTGCAAAGAAGACACAAGGAACTTTGATTATCAAAGAATATCCAACTGCTTCCGCACACGCAGGACATTTCAGAGCACTTCTAAATGAACTATCTCTTAAAAAGTCATTTAAACCTGATATTATTTTTATTGACTACCTTAATATTTGTGGGTCTTCAAGATATAAGAGTAATTTTTCAGTCAATTCTTATTCATACGTTAAAGCAATTGCAGAAGAACTTCGTGGTCTTGCAGTTGAAGCAAATGTCCCAATCGTCAGTGCTACTCAAACTACTCGTAGTGGTTTTTCTAGTTCCGACCCTGACCTCACTGATACTTCCGAATCCTTTGGTCTTCCTGCTACTGCTGACCTTATGTTTGCCCTTATCAGCACCGAAGAGTTGGAGGGACTTGGACAAATTATGGTAAAACAATTGAAGAATAGATATAATGACCCAACAATGAATAAAAGATTTGTGGTTGGTATTGATAGAGCAAAAATGCGTCTTTATGACGTAGAACAATCTGCTCAAAATGATATACTTGACTCTGGAAAAGAAGAAGAGTATGATCATGAAGAAGACAAAAAAAGTAAATTTTCAGGATTTAAATTTTAAATAACATGACTCAAAAAATTGATTTTGGCAAATATCAAAACTTTGTAGATGCTGTAACTTCTGATGCATCCAAAGATTTTGTAGCACTTGCTGATCGTCTAGTTGAACTGGATGAAAAAGGTGCAAATATTGAAAGACTTTTGACTGCTGGTGTTGGAATGAACGCAGAAGCAGGAGAGTTCTTGGAAATCGTAAAGAAAATGGTATTTCAAGGCAAATCTTGGAATGTTGAAACACGTACTCATTTGATTAAAGAACTTGGGGATACGATGTGGTATGTTGCCCAGGCTTGTATTGCTCTTGATGTTTCTTTTGATGAAGTGATCCAAACAAATATTGATAAATTGATGAAACGTTATCCAGATGGATTTTTTGACGTTTTCTATAGTGAAAATCGTGAAGTAGGAGACATTTAATGGTAAATATTGAAATGGATGTTCGTGCTGCTGCAGCAGTTCGTCAAATCTTGTTTGATTCGCAAAAAGGATATACTTACGATGAGACTTTTGTTCCTCCTCGTATTATTGATATTCGTAATGTGATTCTGGATCTTGACGCAAAAATTGAAGAACAAGTAAAAGAATAAATTTAAATCCCCTTTTTCTAAATACAAGAAAGAGGGGATTTTATATGGCGATTATTGATAGCACGACTTATAGAATTTTAGATGCAAGGACTGTTATAAGCATATTGACTTCTGGGAAAGTTCAAACTAATAAAAATTATCCACATATAAGAAGTACTTATTTTGATTTAAAAAAAACAACAGAAAGTAAGGTCGTGGTTATGGTTAAACCTTCATATGCATCAAATATTGAGAAAATATACGATGATGTAGCAAAATTATTTTCTATAGATGTTTTGATGGGAAACAGGAAAGTTTTTACTACATCTGAGAAATCTAATACTGTTGGAATTAGTTTTATTTTAAATTTGCAACAACAAGTTAAGAATGTAAAAATATTATTTAAATCATCAAAAAGTTCATTAAAAGATAAACTCCCAGAATTATTGAGACCTGGTGTTTTGAATGAAGAATATTTTACTTCTGTGATTAGTGATGCAATTGATAAATTAAATGAGGCTAAAACTGAAGTAGGAATGCCAAATGTTTTTAACCCAAGATTGTTATTGGGAATACACGAAAATAATGCAAAAAAATATACAGTAGGTCCAATAAAATCTGCAGAAAGAATAGGTCAAGAATTGGGAAAAACTGACGTAAGAATAAAAACTGATGATGGAAATATAAACATTTCTCTCAAGAAAGAAAATTTTTCATTCTGGAGTAGTGCAAGTCAATATGCTGCAGCAAAAAATATTATGGACCATTTAGTTAGAACAAATCAAATACAGATTTCTAAAAATGGTGCAGGAAAAACTGAACTTAAAGATCCAACTACTGGGAAAAAAATAGAAGGAATAAAATTACCTGCTACTGTTGGAGAAATAAAAAAATATTGTTTTGGGGAAAATGAAAATAAAATTGATTATATTTTAATAAATTCATATAATCCAGGGGATTTTGCAGAAGTTAGAAAAACTGGAATGAGTGGAGAAGATTATAAATTGGATTTAAATTCAAAAATTGTATATACAAAAACATCTACTGATATAATTAGAATGAAAGATGATGTATATTTGACTATTGTTCCTAGTTCTAAAAATGCTTCGGCTCTTACGCCAAATTATCCTGGATTTATAATTCAATTTGCAAATAAAAAATCATCATCTAAATTTTTTGAACCAAATATGACTGGAGCATTTTTACAAAGACTATAAATACTTAAAAAATCAATATAAATGAAGACGTTTGCTCAATTTATAAAAGAGGCAGTAACTACTCTTGCTTCTCAAGAGGCAAAGACCCGTGGGCTTAAGGGTGATGGTCACGGGGATTGGTATGATAACCAAGGAAATCTTGTAGCAAAAACTGTAGGCGGAAAGTTAAAATATTTTGGTCAAGGTGGAGCACCACAAGCAACACAACAGGCGCCACAACAAACAACACAACAAGCGGCACCACAACAACAAACGCAAACACAACAAGAACAACCACCACAACAGGAAGAGCAAAGTGGTGCTGTTATTGTAGTTGGAAGATTTAATCCTCCATCTAAAAACCACGAAGCATTATTAAAGGCAGGTTATAATAATGCAAAAAGAACGGGATATGAATATAGAATTTATCCAAGTCGTATTCAAGATGATGCAACAAATCCATTGAATACGAAGGAAAAGATTTCTTTTATGAAATCAATTTTTCCCAACTATGCTGATTATATTGTTGATAGCGATGAGATGAGAACCATCTTTGATATTCTTTCTTCATTGTATGGAGATGGTTATACAAATATAGTAGTTGTAGTTGGACAAGATAGACTTGGCGAGTTTCAAAGTTTGGTACATAAAGGTGATGGGCAGATGTATCAATTTAATGATATTCAGGTAGTTTCTTCTGGAGTAAAAGATCCCGATAGTGATACAGAAGATCCAGGTTCTTCTGCAATGATGAGAGCTGCAGCAGCAACAGGAGATATTCAAAGATTTTCTACTGGACTTCCAAATAATATGAAAGTTACTGAAAAGAATAAGATATTCAAAGCAGTTGCAAAATCAATGAAAGTTAATGAAAATACTGAACTTTGGAAAATTATTCCAGAACTTGATTATGGTGCAATGAGATGGAATTATAAAAATAATGGATTGTTTGAAATTGGTTCTGTAGTTGAAAATTTAAATAGCGGATTGCAAGGAAAAATTATTCGCAAGGGATCTAATCATTTAATTTGCGTAACAGAAGATGGTATTATGTTTAAGAGTTGGTTAAAAGATGTCCGTGAAGTAATGGAAATTGGAACTTGCGACTATAGAGCACACGCACAAAAAATGGTTCCAGGGCAACCAGTAGTTTCTTTTACTGATGTTGAAATAAAAAGAACTATTCCCAAGAAAAAGCTAAATATGAATAGGAAAGAATTATCCAAAACAAGATGAAGAAAGGCATTTTTGAAGCAAAATCAAATTATCAAAAATCTCTTGAGGCAAAAGTTGCACAACAAAAAGATTTGCCTGCGAGTTTGAGAGGAGAAAAAAAACCTGCTAAAGAAAGAGACCCTAACCAACCAACTCAAAGAGATTGGTATGAATTAAAAAAAGAAAGATTTGAACGTCAAAAACAACAAGAACTTGCAAATAAAGCAGCAGCAAGAAAGGCAGAAATTTCTGGGGCAATTAAAGGAATTCAAACTCAACAAATTTCAAAGGACGATAAAGAAGGAACAGCATATAAAAAATTAATTGGAAATGTGGCTTCAACTGTTGGTGGAGTTGCTAAAGCTGGTATTGCTGCACTTAAACCAGCACCTAAATCAGCACAACCAGAAATGAAAGAACCTGGAAAACCAGGAAGACCAAAAACACAATCATCTGCTCCAGCAACTCCTGGAACTACTGCTCCAGCAACTCCTGGAACTACTGCTCCAAGATTGGGAGGAACGCCAGAACCAAAACTTCTTACTCCACAAACAAAAAGATTAGTTCCAGCAACTAAGAGACTTCCTCCTTCTGGTGGTACTCCTGAAAGTTCTAGAGGTCCAAAACCAACAACTCTGGGGCAAAGAGCAAGACAAAATCCAGAGTTAAAAAGAAGAATGATTGCTCAACGCAATCAAGCAGAGCAGTATTCAAATTGGAGAGAAGAATTACTTATTGAACACGGATTGATTGTTGAAGTTGATGATATATCAACTAAAAAAGGAAAAAAGAAAAGAATTGTTAATATATTCAACGGAAAGAATAACGTTGAAATTAACCCAAAAATTGGTAATTATTTTGGATATAATGAATCTTATGAAACAGTAACAGAAGATTGTGGATGTGAGGATGATAAGAAAAAAGTTCTTGCGATGGCAATTCTGAAAAAAGCAATAGATACAAAGAAGAAAAAGAACTTTCAATTAAATTCTGAAATTATTGGTGAGAACTTCCAAGATGAAGAAGTTAAAACTTATTATAAACCAAATAAAAGTAAAGTATTAAAAGCAAACTGGGCAGTTAGAAAGCAAGCAGCAGAAGACAAAAAAGATATTAAAGAAGTCGCTGCTTGGCAACGTAAAGAAGGAAAAAATCCTACAGGTGGATTAAACAAAAAGGGGATTGCTTCTTATCGTAGAGAGCATCCTGGTTCTCATCTTTCACTTGCAGTTACAACAAAACCATCAAAACTTAACCCTGACAGCAAAGCAGCAAAACGCAGAAAGTCATTCTGTGCTCGTATGGGCGGAATGCCTGGTCCAATGAAAGATGAAAAAGGAAGACCAACAAGAAAAGCACTTTCGTTAAGAAAGTGGAACTGCTGATAAATAAAATAGGTTCTATTATACGAGGTCATTATGTCAGCATTAATCGCATGGGCAATCGCCAACCAAGCACTTATTGCAACCGTATTGTTTGCAGTTTCGGAAGCACTTGGTGCAAATCCAAAAATCAAGGCAAACGGTCTTCTTTCACTTATTCTTTTGCAAGTTCAAGGACAACTAAAAGCAAAGGGTGCTAAAGACTTAACACCTTAAATACACAGATAGTCTATAATTTTTTGGGGGGATCTAATTGTGGGTCTCCCCATTTTTATAAATAATTTTAGGAAAAAAAACAAGAGGAAAAAATGGCAATTTGGGGAATTTCAACAACTACTGAAACTACAGCCAATAATTATGCTATCCCAAAGCATCTGAAAACGACTGATAGAAATCATACACCACATAATTGTTTTGCAGATGAGAGAGGTTGGATTTATAGAAAGTATAAAACTGTTGAACAGTCTGGACTTTCGGCACGTTATGCTGATGAAATTCTGGTTCCTGTTGCTGGTTTGAATACTGCTGGAAGTGGTGCAAATTCAACTGGACTTGGACTTGCCACTCCTGTTGCTGTTTTCTTTGAAGATCCAAATCTTGCAGCACCTATCTCTATTGGTGCTGGTGGAACTGATCGTGTTTCTCTAGGATCTAATGCTTATGTGCATCTTGTTTTTAACGAATTAGTATATGTAAGTGCTGGTGCTACCGTTATTGTTAAGAGATCTAATGGTCCAAATATTGTTGCAACTGCAACTTCAATTGCAAATGGATCTGTAGTTTATAACTATGTTAATAAGGTTGGTTGGACGACATTTACAAGTTATAATGGACAAATTACAAATAGAGTAGCATTTAAATTTACTGTTCCAGGAAATGGCGGTGCAATTGGCGCTAAATTGTCTATTGATACGTCTAGAGGTTTTGTTGGGGTAATTACTGATAATTCTGGTGGTGCTGGAGTGACCAGTTCATTCTCTAATGATATTATTCGTAATGTTGGTGGAGCAGGTACATATCTTTCTGTTCAACATGATGGTCTTGGTCTTGTAGGTATTGGAACTACTACTTTGACAATCACTGCATGATATGAAGTTTGATGAATTGAATGAAGATAATTATTTGATTTTTGCGATTAAGCATTACGATAATCCACAAGCTTCAACAAAAGAAGATTTTTATGAAGACTTGAAAACTTTTAAATGGATTAAAAGAATACTTAGAAAGTATAAAAACACTGGTGAATTGAATATTCATTTGTTAATTAATCATTTTATTGTTTTGTATAATGTCTTTAATGATGCAACTACTCCATTACTTTTTTATAAAACTGATCAAGAATTCTGGAGTATAATTAAAACCTTTGTGATTTATCTTGATCGTCTTCCTGATTATCCCAAAAGCATACTTCATGATATTCCAATTGATGAAAAAATATTTGACCAATTAAAACTACTCTAATGAAACATTCTGCTCTTAATAAAATCATAGAGATAATTAGAAATTTAAATGAAGATGGTGCAGTTGCTATGCCTACAAATAACACTGCAAGCACCCCAGGAAAACCAGGACACAGTGAGTTGGCAAATGCAGGAGGACCTGCTGCTGGTATAAGTCCAAAATTGGCATTTACAAGAAGAAAAAGACCAATAATTGGATTAGGTAAAGATTCTCGTAATCGCTGGAAAAAACCACAACCATAATCAGTAAAATGTTTCCATCATCATCTACCGAAACAAAAATAGCACTACTTGAAGAACGCATTAATGTTTATGAGCAGATGATGGAAAGAATTGATACTGCAATTCAAAAGATTGGAGAGACAAGTCAAAATATCAGTCAAATGCTTGCTATTCACAATGAGAAAATAGAACAGTGTAATAGAACTGATAATATTATTGTGAATATGATTGAAGATATTAAAAAATCATCAAAGGAACAGCACGAACAAATTGCTAAAGAATTGGGAGAAAGAATAGAAAAGGTAGAAGTAAAAGTGGAAGAAGTTGCAAAAATAAAATGGATGACATTAGGATGTGGTGCCGTTCTTGTAGTATTAGTAGGAGCAATATCTACTATGGCATCTGGATGGTGGACTCCAAGTGGAATGCAAGATGCTAGAACTATTCAACAAGAAAGGTTGGTAAAATAAAGGACCTGTGTTAGAATAGTAGTCCTGAATATTCTTTGTAATGAGTTTTGTTGATTCCAAATACATCGGGTTGGTATCTTCCCGATTGGATAAATTTGCCAAGAAAAAAGAAGGTCTTTATAACTTTCGGTGTCCTTACTGCGGTGATAGTCAAAGGACAAAGAGTAAAGCACGGGGATATATTTACCAATTAAAAAACGACCACAATTTTAAATGTCATAATTGTGGAACTTCTAGAACATTTACAAATTTCCTAAAAGATTTGGATACTGTCCTTTACGACCAGTATGTAATGGAAAGATACAAAGAAGGCACTACAGGTAAAAGGTCTCAAACAAAAACACCAGAATTTAATTTTGAGAAACCAAATTTTTCAAAAAAGTCATTTGACCTTCCAACTATCGCAGAACTAAATAAAGAACACCTCGCAAGAAAATATCTAGAACATAGAAAAATACCCAACAACTATCTGTGTGAATTGTATTTCTGTGAGAAGTTTAAAGAATGGACTAATACCCAAAAACATACCTTTGATAAAGTAGAACAGGACGAACCACGAATTATTATTCCTTTAATCAATAAAGGAGAAATATTTGGATTTCAAGGTCGTAGTTTGAACAAAAACTCAAAGGTAAAGTACATTACAATTATTCTTAATCAAAATCACCCTAAAATTTATAATTTAGATAAACCAGATTACAACAAAACTGTTTATGTTGTTGAAGGACCAATTGATAGTATGTTTTTGGATAATTCAATTGCTATGGTTGGTGCAGATATTGACAAAATGTTTTTTCTATCTAACTTTGAAACAGACTTTGTGATGGTTTATGATAATGAAAAACGAAATAAACAGATTGTTGATAGAATGGAAAAAGCAATAGAAATGCGATTTCCAATTGTCATTTGGCCGAATGACTTGAAAGAAAAGGATATTAATGATATGATCCTTGCAGGAATTGATGCCTCAAAAATCATCAAGGAAAATACTTATATGGGACTAGAAGCAAAAGCAAAACTTATTGGATGGAAACGAGTATGAGCAACGGGACTAAGGTAATTAAAAGAAATGGTTCAAAAGAACCTCTTGATTTGAATAAACTTCATTTGATGGTTGAAGAAGCATGTAGAGATCTTGCTGGGGTTTCTGCATCTCAAGTTGAAATGCAATCAGGAATTCAATTTTATGATGGAATTACTACATCTGAAGTTCAGGAAATTTTAATTCGTTCTGCTTCTGATTTGATTGATCTGGATAATCCAAACTATCAATTTGTTGCGGCAAGATTGCTTCTGTTTTCTGTAAGAAAGTCTTTGTATGGAAGAGTTCAAGATCATCCTGATTTTGTGGATCACATTAAGAGTTGTGTAGATATTGGAGTCTATGATCCAGAAATCTTGACCAACTACACAGAAGATGAACTGAACCGTCTTGGTGGTTATATCCAACATAATCGTGATTATCTCTTTACCTATGCTGGTCTTCGTCAAGTAGTTGATAAGTACTTGGTTCAGGACCGTAGTAGTAATCAAGTATATGAAACTCCACAGTTCATGTATATGATGATTGCTGCTACTATTTTTGCCAGATATCCAAAAGAAACTAGAATTTCATATGTCAAAAGATACTACGACGCAATCTCAAAACACAAAATCAACATTCCTACCCCAATCATGGCAGGAGTTAGAACACCTCTCAGGCAATTTGCTAGTTGTGTTCTTGTTGATGTTGATGACACCTTGGATAGCATCTTCAGTAGTGATATGGCTATTGGGAGGTATGTTGCTCAAAGGGCAGGCATCGGCATCAACGCAGGTCGCATCCGTGGGATCAACAGTAAAATCCGAGGGGGAGAAGTTGCTCACACGGGCGTTGTCCCATTCCTCAAAAAGTTTGAGGCAACTGTCCGATGCTGCACTCAAAATGGCATCCGTGGTGGATCAGCAACTGTCCATTTTCCAATCTGGCACCAAGAAATAGAAGATATTCTTGTATTAAAAAATAATAAAGGAACTGAAGATAATCGTGTTCGTAAGTTAGATTACAGTATTCAAATCTCTAAACTCTTCTATGAACGATTTATCCGCAACGAAAAAATTTCTCTTTTCTCTCCACACGCAGTTCCTGGTCTTTATGATGCTTTTGGGACTGATAGATTTGACGATCTTTATATTGATGCAGAACGAAATGAATCTATTCCTAGAAAGACTATCGGAGCTCAAGAACTCTTTTTGGACCTCCTGAAAGAACGTGCGGAAACAGGTCGTATTTACATTATGAATATTGACCATTGCAATTCACATTCATCTTTTACTGATAAAGTTGAGATGAGTAATCTTTGCCAAGAGATTACACTTCCAACAATTCCACTTCAACATATTGATGACCCGAATGGTGAGATTGCACTTTGCATTCTTTCTGCTGTCAATGTTGGTAAAGTAAAATCAGATGAAGAGTTTGAAGATCTTTGTAATCTTTCTGTTCGTGGTTTGGAAGAATTGATTGATTATCAAAACTATCCTGTAGTTGCTGCAGAAATTGGAACTAAAGCACGTAGATCTTTGGGTGTTGGTTATATTGGTTTAGCACATTATCTTGCTAAACTTGGGTTTAATTATGATACGCAAGAAGCTTGGGATGCAGTTCATCAATTGTCTGAATCATTCCAATATTTCCTTCTCAAAGCATCAAATGAAGTTGCTAAAGAAAAGGGTGCTTGTGAATATTTCAATCGTACAAAATATTCCCAGGGAATTCTTCCAATTGATACTTATAAGAAAGATGTGGATGAAGTATCTTCTGTTCCCCTTCAACACGATTGGGAAGCATTAAGACAGTCAATTAAAGAGTTTGGATTGAGGCACTCTACTCTTACGGCACAGATGCCATCAGAATCAAGTTCTGTAGTTTCAAATGCAACAAATGGAATTGAACCTCCTCGTGGATTCCTTTCAATTAAGAAATCTAAAAAAGGTCCTCTTAAACAAATTGTTCCACAGTATCAACATCTTAAAAACAATTATACGTTGCTTTGGGATATGCCTAGCAATCGTGGGTATATTAATATTGTTGCAGTTATGCAAAAATTCTTTGATCAAGCGATTTCTGGAAACTGGTCGTATAATCCAGAAAATTATGCCAATAATGAAGTTCCTGTTAGCGTAATGGCACAAGATCTTCTTACGACTTATAAACTGGGGCATAAGACGGCATATTACCAAAATACATATGATAATAAGACTGATGAAATTAAGGAAGAAAAGTCTAGTATTGATGATCTTGTAAAAGAACTTTTAGAAAAAGGAGAAGAAGACTGTGAATCCTGTAAAATTTAGAATCACCGCAGAGAAAGAAAAAATGATTCAAGGAATGACCGTATTTAATACTCAAGAGGTAGATGCCAAAAAGCAACCTATGTTTTTTGGTGCTCCTCTTGGAGTTCAAAGATATGATTCTTATAAGTATCCTATCTTTGATAAATTAACTCAACAACAATTGGGATATTTCTGGAGACCTGAAGAAGTTTCTTTGCAAAAGGATCGTGCAGATTATCAAACTCTTCGTCCAGAGCAAAAACATATCTTCACTTCTAATTTGAAGTATCAAATTCTTTTGGATTCAGTTCAGGGTCGTGGTCCTGGAATGGCATTTATTCCTTATTGTTCTCTTCCTGAATTGGAAGCTTGTATGACTGTTTGGGAATTTATGGAAATGATTCACAGTCGTTCCTATACATATATTATCAAGAATGTATATTCAGATCCTTCAGAAGTTTTTGATTCTATTTTGAATAATGAAAAAATTCTTGAACGTGCTTCATCAGTAACTGGTGCTTATGATGATTTTATTAATTCCGCACAACTTTATGGAAACTCAAATCTTTGGATTCACGCACAAGAAGGTGCTGGATCAGCAAAAGAAGAAAGGTATGAACTCAAAAGAAAACTTTATCGCGCTATCGCAAATGTCAATATTCTTGAAGGTATCAGGTTTTATGTCTCGTTCGCTTGCAGTTTTGCATTCGGAGAACTTAAGCTTATGGAGGGATCCGCTAAAATTATCTCTCTCATCGCAAGAGACGAAAATCAGCACCTTGTCATTACTCAAAACATCCTCAATAAGTGGCGTGAAGGAGATGATCCAGAAATGCAACAAATTGCTAAAGAAGAAGAGGAGTGGGTGAAAGGCGCTTTTGAAAATTGTGTAAATGAAGAAAAGAGGTGGGCGGAGTATTTGTTTAAAGATGGTTCAATGATTGGATTGAATGATAAACTTCTTTGTAGTTATGTTGAGTGGATTGCGAATCGTCGTATGAAGGCAATTGGTATCAAACCACTTTATGATATTTCTGCAAAGAATAATCCACTTCCTTGGACTTCTCACTGGATTGAATCTAAAGGATTGCAAGTAGCACCACAAGAAACAGAAGTTGAAAGTTATATGGTTGGTGGTATTAAACAAGATGTTGAAAAAGATACATTTGCTGGATTTCAACTGTAATATGAGGGGTTTAGACCCCTCTTTTTTTATAAATAAAAAAAAGTATTGCTTATTCATATGTCTGGCATTTCTAAGTTTAAAAGAATTTACAGTGAAGGTGTAAGTTTTGAGATTGGTT